GTGAGGATTCGCGAAAACATGTTTCGTTTTTCTGCGGATACGACCGCGGCGCGTCCGGCCTCTGGCTACGGGCGCGTCGCGACGGGTGCAAGCGGCACCCAAAGACAGTCCGACGTTGCAGCACGACGCTTTGCTCAACGTCGCACGGCTGTCGTACCGCGGTGGCAACGGCCCGGAGTGCGTCTCTCCGATGTTGCCGCCGGCGTGGGTGGAGTGGCTCAACGGCGCGGTGATCAAACCGCCGACCAGAGCCGGCTCCAGTCACGTGGAGAGGCCCGGAAGAAAATGTGGAAAGCAGTGGCCATGGATCTCGGCTACCCCACGCACGAGGCTGAGCGTATTGCAAACGCCAGCTTGGACGACAAGCGCGAGGCAAACTCCGCGCTCCTCGTCTCGCGTGCGATGGTCGAGAACGAAGTGCAGAAACGACTTCGTGAGAATCCTGGTTACTTCTCCCAATTCTGGACCGATGCCCACGACCGCAATTTCCGGTATTAACAAGAAATTGAAGACCGGGCGCGGGTTGCGCGCGCGGCCATGGCTTCGGACGATGATGAAGTGCCAGACCGGTGGGACGACGAACCACCAGTGCCAGCACAGGCCACCGTCCCTCGCACGTGGGCTACGATACCGACCGTCCCTCAACAAACTGAGGTGAGCTGGTTGGAAGACCCGGACGCGGCGTATCCCGAGCTAGGCGCATTGCCTAAGCTTGAGGAACGTCTCCCGGTGTCGGTCGTACGCCCGCGTGCGCGTCGAAACCGACCATCACAGCGGGCGCGACGGGCTCAGGCACGCAGCCAACCTTTGGCTTGCTGTGCCCCCGTCATGCCCATGGTGATGCATGAGGAACCACCGGTTGTGGCCGTTAGTGGGGCCATCGAATCCGACAGCGACGAGACTAGTCCACACCACATCGTCCAGGCGAGACCAACCGTCTCGTACGACGAAGAGTGTGTCATAATGTCCGACGACCTGCCGACGTTCGATTTCCACTCCGACGACCCTCCGGACGCGGGACTTAGCGCTCTCGAGGTTTTGGCTGAAACGACACTGTACGTACCGAGTCCATCGGTGGTGTCGAGCCGAAGCGTCGAACGAGACTTCCTTGCCTTGTCTGACGTCCTGCGAGGTCGCCAGCCCGAGCCCGACCAGGCTCCTGCGCCAGCCGCACCAGCCGCCAGCCCGACGCCGCCGCCCTCCAC